TAGCGATTCAAGGAAAGCAGTCTAATGTTTGAAATAGAAAAAATGAAACAAGCGATTAGTTCTAGAAACGGATTAGCTAGAACTAATTTGTTTAAAATAAATTTGCCACTATCTGTCGGAGGAGTTTCTTTGGCAGAAGATCCATTTGCTGAATCAAATAAAAGTTTTTTAGATTTAATGTGCACTGCAACACAATTACCAGGAAGACAGATTTTAACAAGCGAAAGGATGATCGGAGTCAAAAAAGAATTAATGGCTAATGGATTTGACAACCCAGATGTTAATTTAAGTTTTTACGATAATAATGATTATAGCATTCGTAGATATTTTACTGCATGGCAAGACAGAGTTATAGATGAAAACACAAGAGAACTCAGGTTTAAAAACGAATATTCTGCTGCAGTTTACATACAACAACTAGATCACAGCGGGATGGTTGTTTATGGAGTTAATTTAGAAGAAGCATTTCCAACGACAGTAAATGTTGTTGATTTAAACAATGACCCTAACGGATTAGTACAAATAAACGTACAATTGAGCTACACAAATTGGAGATAATGAATGGCACTACCTAAACTGAATGACAGTCCAAAGTATGATCTTGTTATACCATCAACTAAAAAGAAAGTTAGATTTAGACCATATTTGGTAAAAGAAGAAAAAGTTTTAATGATGGCTTCAGAGTCTGGCGATCAACGTCAAGCTTTGCAGGCGATAATTGATACCTTAAAATCATGCATTGCAGATGACGTCAATATGAATGATCTAACAACATTTGACGTTGAGTTTGCTTTTACACAGATTAGATCAAAGTCTGTAGGTGAAGTAAGTAGAATTGGAATGAAGTGCAACAACTGTGATCATCAAATGGAAGTAGAAATACCTCTTGATGAAATTAAGATTGATGCACCAGAAGTAAATGATACTATACAATTGACAGATAATATAAAGTTAAAAATGAAATGGCCTAAGTACTTTGATGTTTTAAACCACGATTTGACAAACTTAACTCAAACACAACAAACGTTTAAATTACTTATAGAATGTATAGATCGTGTGATGACTGAAGAAGATAATATATCTTTTGCAGATGAGTCTGAAGATAGTAGACTTGAGTTTCTTGAATCTCTAACATCAGGACAATTTGCAATGATTAGAGAATTTATTGAGAAAATGCCGAAGATGAAATACGATCTAAAATACACGTGTGAAAAATGTAAAACTGATCATGAAATAACTTTGGAGGGTATGCAGGATTTTTTGTAATATGTCTCTCACATGAGTCTCTGATAAACCACTATAAGACGAACTTTCAACTGATGCAGCATCATCATTATAGTTTAACAGAGATAGAACATATGATGCCATGGGAGAGAGAAGTTTATTTAACTATGCTAATTGAACACTTGAAAGAAGAAAACGAAAAAGCACAGCAAAGAAGTATGAAGAAATGAACTTAGACATTATAAGCAAGCAGCTTAAAGAAAATAGATCTGCACAAGAAGATACGACTCATGAAGTTAAATTGCTTTCTAGACTAGTAAGCAAACAAATACTTCAAGATAAAAGAGATCGTATGGACGCTCTTGGCGAAGGTGATCAAGTAAGAGAAACTGCGCAAGTAATAAAATCACAAACAAAAGGTGCAAGTGGAGATGGTGGTAAATTTCCTCCTCTCATAGGAAATCTTTTAGGATTACTTAGAGGTTTAGCGGGTCCTCTCGGTCTCGTAGCTTTGGCCGAACTTACTGATACTGACGCATTCTTAAGAGCTCTCGGCATTCCAACGTTGGTCAGTGGTGCTAAAAAAGCGTTAAATGGTATAGCAGATATATTTACAGCAGTTAAAAACTTTGAACTACCAAAGATAGCTCTTGATTTTGAGGGTAAGAAATTTCAGTTCAAAATGCCAGAACTTCCTAAGTTTGGATTCGTTACTTCAGTTGGTGAAGCTATAACTGAAAAAGTAAAACTTAAATTACCTGAGCTTCCTAAGTTTTCATTTGCAGATTTTACTGGAAAAACCTTTAATGCTGGAGAACCAATAAAGTTAAAATTGCCTGAGCTTCCTAAAATAAAATTTCCTACACTTGAAATAAACGATGAAGCTTTTAGAGTTATAGACAAAGTAAAAGCAATCATTGGTACTACTGCAGAAGGCGCTGAAGGAGGAAAAGGTTTACTTGGTTTCTTTGGACGAGTATTTAAACTATTAAATCCTGTTTTAGCTCCACTTAAATTTGTAATGAAAACTGCTTTAAGACCTTTTACACAAATAATATTATCAGTAGTAGATTTCGTCAAAGGTTTCTATGATGGCTTCACTGGTGAAGAAGGAGAAATGAAAGATAAAGTTATAAAAGGTTTAGAAGGTGGATTCATTGGTGTAATTGAAGGAATCACTGAAGCGTTTGACTTATTGTTTTTCACAATCCCTGCTTGGCTAGCCGATAAGATGGGTATGACAGGAGTTGCTGAAATACTAAGAAGTTTTTCTCTTACAGAATTAGTTAGACCTGTCTGGGAAGGTATCAAGGGCATTGTAACCTTTGTCGGTGATCAGTTCATAAATATGAAGGATGTTGTTGTAGGCTTTTTTGCTCTTGAACTAACGAAGATAATAAATTCATTCAAAAATGCGTTTACTCAACTCGCCAATTTTATACAAAATCTTGGTGATGAAATGTATATTCTCCTATCAGAGTCTTTGCAATTCAATTTCCCTGGCATTGTAGGTAAGGTGCCAGATTTTCTACCATCTTGGATGGGAGGCGGAAAAGAAATTCAAGTTATGCCGGCATTCTCATTAGGCATGGGTAATGAACAAACTCGTGCTGCAGCAGCAGAGCGAATAGATTACAGAACTGCAAGAGCTACTGCCCGCATCAATGAAAGAAATAGAGAAGTAGCAGATATGATGAAAGCCCAGCAAGATAGACTCGCTGAGCTTCAAAACGCTTTTCAGAATCAAGTAGTAAATGCAGTTAATGCTAGCACAAACACCACAAATAATACTCAAAACACTGTGCTTAATGCACCACAGATGCCTTCAACTATGGATGTTCCGCAACCTTTTTAAGCTGCGTCCTCATTAATTAATTTTGAGAAGTATGACATAGTGTCGTCATCGTCATTAGAAGTCAATTCTTCTGCAGTAGAAGGTTGAGCTTCTTTCATTGTAGGTGCTGGTTTTTCTTCACCTAAACGAATCTCATCATCAATCTTAGGAGCTCCAGCTGATGCAGCTGAACCTAGTACAGATTGCAGTTTAGCTTGCAACTCGTCATAAGACTTGTACTGCTTAGGGTCAGTGAACTCACTAATGTCATGCATAGAGTTATAAATTTTTTCTAACTCTTCATCATTTTCATTGAGTGGTGAGATACCTGCGAACTCTGACTTATCGTAGTTACGATAACCTTCAACATCGCGAATTTTTAGTTTGAAGTTAGCACCTTCCCAAAAATCAAATGGATTTAATGGTTGCTCATCTGCAAACTCTGGTTGCATTGCATCCATAATCTTATCAAAGATTTTTTTACCATACTGATAAAGAAATACTTTACCTTCATTTTCAGGATTGCCGGGATCACTTACAACATAAATGTTTGAAACATAGTGCAATCGACGCTTTTGACGCCGTGCAGTTTCTTTATCAGACTCAAGACCTGAGTTCCAAAGTCGACTGTTCAACTCGCCAACCGGATCTTGCTGTCCAATAGATGTAAGAGATTTTTCGATGTACCATTTACCAGTTGGTCCTTTAAAGCCATGATCCCAATAGCGATTCCAAGGCAGGTCTGAACCTTCTGATGCTGGTAAGAAACGAATAACAGCATAACCATTATTCTGTTTATCAACCGTGGGTTTCCACATGCGTGTATCTTCATACTTATTATTGTTTGAAGAGTTTGAGCCAGTAGCTTCTGCTGCTGCTACCAACTGATCGATTTTACCACGATTACGTTTAAGATTTGCAAAACTCATATGTTTCTCCGTATTGCTGAAATATTACTGTATTATTATAAGTTATATGCACTGAAATGTACATAACTATTTATTCAAAATACAAAGTATTTTGACGAGGCAAGAAGTTTAATCTCATTGCCTCAGCTTCAATCTTCTCCTTAATAACAGGAGAGATGAATTTCTTTACGTCTTCAGGATCTATATTAGTTACAGTGCATGCTTCTACTACTGCATCAATATATCCTAGCTTCTTATCGACGACTTGTTTTTCTACTATCTTGCTAAACTTAGCTTTATTCATAAACTCTGCTTCTATCATGCTTCCTCTACTTCTGGATCTACGCCTGTATATGTGTATCCTAAGTCTTGGTAGAATACTCCATATGAATATTTTTGTGTTCCATCTTTATTATACGCTGGAACAATACAACGATAACGAATTCTATGTTGCTGGTGTTCACCGTAGAACATATCTACATATTCACCAGTATTCAAATACTTCTGAAGATTTGCTATGTAACCTTGAGCGCGAGCTACTCTAGCTTCTGCTCCCTTTTCTTTTTGCCTTAAAGCTCTTCTAGCAATAGCTAGCTCTTCTTTCTGAGTCTTAATCCATTGCTGAACTTTCCTAAAATAGAAAGGATCGTCTTCAGGACGATTCAAAGCGTTTGGATGAATACTCTTATACTGTGGAGGATTTTCTTTCATCCTCTTTTCTCTAGCTTTCGCTAATCTTTCGACTGCAGCAGCTTTTTGTTCAGGTGTCATTGGTTTACGTTTCTTACGAATAGCCATTGGCTTCCTCCATCATTCTTTATAGTACTATTCTACCACAGAAAAATTAAAAAGTAAAGGAAAAAGTTTTGTTAGAAATCAACTACTTTCATCAATTTCTAATAATTCAATCTCGCCTTTAGCATCTCTTTGCCATCGAACGAGATTATTTTCTACCATGTACATGATAGTTGACTCAATGACTTCATCTCTACTCATGTATTGTGTTTGTTTTCCAATCATGTAGGCGCATAAAGCACCACCACCAAACAATACCCATAATATCACAGTAGTAGAAACGATCATATGAAGTCCTCCTAGATTTATTTATATCCACTCTATCGATGACACTCGATCTAATCTAAAACTACGCCATCCGTTTTTTTCTAAATCCCAAACCGCTAGAACTTCTTCATTTGCACGGCGCTCAGAGATGTATTCTTCAACATCCATCTGATCAGGTAATAAATCCTGAATTAAAGTACACTCCATCACTCGAGTAGTACCATCTACTTTTGTAAAAGTAATTTTACCTTTACTCTTTTTGAGTTGAGACACCAACTCACTACGTATAAGTTTCATTAACTTCTCCTTTATTTCCACCTTGGACCTTCTGTCCAAGAAACTAACGATAATCTTTTTCCTTCTGTCACCGGTGTTACTTGGTGATAAAGATAACTTGGAAAAATAATCACTGCACCTTGATGTTTTGCATCTAAACTAAAATCTCTAAACTTTAGATCTCCTCCGACATAATCGTTTGGGTCTGTTAGTTGAATACTCATACTTAATTTTCTATCGTAATAGAATTGACTAGACCAATCTACATCAATGTGCCAATCATAGTGTCCTTCATATTCTGAATCATATTCAGATAGCTGAACGTCTACGATGTAACTTATATCAAAACCAAATGCTTCTCTATTCGCTCTCTGAAACTTTTCATATAGAAAGTCTTTTAATTTTTCATCGTGTAACCAAGATATTCTGCTTCTTCTAATATCTTTTAGAGATTCTGTAGAACCAATTGTTCCTTTCGTCATCAGCTCATAGTTTACAAAACTATTCAAGTACACTATTTCTTCTTCTGATAAATCATTTACCCAAACTGGATGTCTCATTAACTCTCCTTCATTTTATAGTTCATCAATATTTTCAAGTATCCAATTCACTTTTTTTGTTTTATCTTTTCCGTATATGTGCCAGAATCCTACATTTTTGTCGTTCTCATCCCATGATCTCGGCGGAACTCTATCCATGATATGATTATAGTAAAATGATAAATCTTCCGGCTCAATATTGTTTTCTGCAATCCAATCACCAACTGTTAGCATGTTCGGATGCATTTGAATATATTCATCATTCATCAAATAATTGATGAATCTAGATCTTAAGTATTCTCCTAAACTTAGCGCCGCTTCTTTTGTCATTATTTGGATTCCTCCAAACACTGTTTTAAAAGTTTCTGGATCTTTGCCAGATCTTAAAATATCTTCTGCTCTCTTTTCTATAGAAGGTTTTTCCCAAGGAGTTCCAGCAATGTATTTAGTTTCAATGAAAGGTTTAGCGTTCAAGGTAACAAAGAAATCTGCATCAGGAAAAACAAAATAATCTACATTATCATTCTTATGCTTCAAAGCAGCAATATATTGATGGTATAAATTACCGTGATGATCTCCATACTTTGCATTAACAGAATCAATTAAATTGAGTTGATCTGTATACACAACATGTTTATACCCCTGTCTCTTACAGTAGCGAGCGTATGAGGGTATAAGAATTTCCATGCAAAGTTTTTGCAAGTCATCATTTTCATGGTGCTGCCAAGATCCCGTCTCTATAAAAGACTGAATTACTAGATACTTTGGCATTTATCCTAAACCTAATCTTTCCATTTCATCAAGAGCATCTTGCCGAATGCCACGATAGATTATACCTCTACGAGGTTCATCAGTATTATTTGGCATAATGCTGTGCATGCAATTTCCATAGAAGCACGCAAAGCCTCCGACTTCTACCGTAGGCTGAATGTAATTATCTTGAAAGAATTGATAGTTAACAGGCTTTGCTTCATTCCACTTTGCAGTGTCCCAAATATATTTATGACTTCCAGGCACATAAGCTGTAGCTCCATTCTCTAGAGTAAAATCTACAAGAGGAATCATAAAAGTTAAACTCAGCTTGCCAGGTTTGAGATACTTTGCCATTTGACAATCAAGTTTCTGTGGCCACAAGTAAGGTGCGTCTAAGTGTGGCTGAACTCCAAGCTCATGCTTATAGTTTGTCATTACATAACGATTTGTCATTTGCCAGCCCCAGTCTTCACCATCAAATACTGTGTCACAGATGTTGGATAATACTGGAAGTATTTTCTCATTGATGATTTGATTATCTTCAGGCGCTTGGGACCAATGATATAGCCAATCAACTTCAGTTAACAAATCGCCGTCCCAGCTCAGTTTCTGCACAGCATCATAATTGTGCCAACCTTTATTTTTGACATTACCAATTACAGGTGTTAGTCGACTAGCTACTTCATTTAATTCGAACATATCATCTTTGTCAAACATATCTTCAAAGATAGTAAGACCATCTTCTTCTAATTCTTTTAAAAATGTTTCCACTAGTTTCTCCTCATTTGAGAAATCGCTTCGGCGTCTTTTTTATTGGTGATGGGGACCATGTTTGACTTGTGCATGGTTCCGATTCCAATGATGTAGTCGCCAGTGTACTTATTTGATTCTGCTTTAGGTGCGACGGGACATATTCTGTCCGACGTCGGGACCGTATTACGGTCTGTTGTATAGTCCGGAAAATCGTAGCGATAGTCACCTCCACCTTTAAAGCCAACGCGCTTGAGTAGCTTGGCCATCTTTTGTTCCTCGGCAAGTATGCCTTTCGTTTTCTTGCGCTTCTTCTTTCTTGAAGAGTTACCGTGGACTTGTACACCACGAATCATGTGCATACTCATGTTTATTTATCCTAACTCATAGTGCTCGTCAAAGATACCGTACATGCGGAGCTTGACGTTCTTGATGTGATTACACGCGACTCGCGGTTTAGTTCTACACGTGCAGCTAAACCCCTCGTCATGCATGGTGACAGTACCCTTAGCGAAGTACCACTCGGTACCTACTGCCCAGTGGTCCTGGGTATCGATACCATTCGAAGAAAATATAGTCATTACCGTATCTCCTCGCGCCGGAGGCGCGTCGCTCCTAGTCCCAGTCGTTATCGAAGCGAGTAGTGTGGTACATAGTCTCGCCATAGTACTCATTAGCGTACTTAGAGGCGTCTGTCCACTGGTACATGTTAGACTCTTTTGGAATGTCCATAAAAGACCGATCAGCTTTTGGAGCACGTACCTTACGTGTCTTCTTCTTTACAGCTGCCAGCTTCTTGCGGCGATCGGCTACTTTCTTGATGAGAGCCATACGTTCGTCATATGTAGTTGCGATTTCCATAATGTAATCCCTTCATTTTTATTATGTTTACATTCTACCACAGAACACAGAGAATGTAAAGGAAAAAGTGCACTAAAAAACCGTACACTTTCAATCACTTACGTTTTTTTTATCGAGGACGTAAACGCCCTGTGGTAACTGCCAGGCCTTCATCAGCTTGAGGTACATCTCAGGTTTCATCGTAATGACCTCGAACATGCCTGTCTTCTCGTTCCACTGGCGAATGTGGCAGTAGTCCTCGTAGAGAAGGACATCGACATCTTCGAGCTCAGCTGTATCATCCATGACAGTGATACACGTCTCGTCCATGTCCATCTCTATCGTTATCATCCCCAGTCCTTTCGGTCTTCCTCATTGTTAAAGCCGTAGGTGTACTCCACTATCTCGTCTGAGGACATGTCAGCCATCTCCACACGAGTTCCCTTACCAGTTCCGTTAG